GCGGGTCCTTTCCGGCGATCCGACAGGTTACGGGGCGGCGACCTCGCGGGTTTTCGCTATTTATGAAAATTTTCCGGTTTAAGGCGTTTCCGTTCTTCTTCGTCATAACTTAATGTTTTTATTTAAAATATCCTCTGAAAAGAAAGGAAACGACAGGTGCTGAAAGCGAGCTTTTTGGCCTCTGTCGTTTCCTTTCTCTGTTTTTGTCCGTGGAATGAACAATGGAAGTCAACAAAAAGCAGCTGGCTGACATTTTCGGTGCGAGTATCCGTACCATTCAGAACTGGCAGGAACAGGGAATGCCCGTTCTGCGAGGCGGTGGCAAGGGTAATGAGGTGCTTTATGACTCTGCCGCCGTCATAAAATGGTATGCCGAAAGGGATGCTGAAATTGAGAACGAAAAGTTGCGCCGGGAAGTTGAAGAACTGCGGCAGGCCAGCGAGACAGATCTCCAGCCAGGGACTATTGAGTACGAACGCCATCGACTTACGCGTGCGCAGGCCGACGCACAGGAGCTGAAAAATGCCAGAGACTCCGCTGAAGTGGTGGAAACCGCATTCTGTACTTTCGTGCTGTCGCGGATCGCAGGTGAAATTGCCAGTATTCTCGACGGGATCCCCCTGTCGGTGCAGCGGCGTTTTCCGGAACTGGAAAACCGACATGTTGATTTCCTGAAACGGGATATCATCAAAGCCATGAACAAAGCAGCCGCGCTGGATGAACTGATACCGGGGTTGCTGAGTGAATATATCGAACAGTCAGGTTAACAGGCTGCGGCATTTTGTCCGCGCCGGGCTTCGCTCACTGTTCAGGCCGGAGCCACAGACCGCCGTTGAATGGGCGGATGCCAATTACTATCTCCCAAAAGAATCCGCATACCAGGAAGGGCGCTGGGAAACACTGCCCTTTCAGCGGGCCATCATGAATGCGATGGGCAGCGACTACATCCGTGAGGTGAATGTGGTGAAGTCTGCCCGTGTCGGTTATTCCAAAATGCTGCTGGGTGTTTATGCCTACTTTATAGAGCATAAGCAGCGCAACACCCTTATCTGGTTGCCGACGGATGGTGATGCCGAGAACTTTATGAAAACCCACGTTGAGCCGACCATCCGCGATATTCCGTCGCTGCTGGCGCTGGCTCCGTGGTATGGCAAAAAGCACCGGGATAACACGCTCACTATGAAGCGTTTTTCCAATGGTCGTGGCTTCTGGTGCCTGGGCGGTAAAGCGGCAAAAAACTACCGTGAAAAGTCGGTGGATGTGGCGGGTTATGATGAACTTGCTGCCTTTGATGAGGATATTGAACAGGAAGGCTCTCCGACGTTCCTTGGCGACAAACGTATTGAAGGCTCGGTCTGGCCAAAGTCCATCCGTGGCTCCACGCCCAAAGTGAGAGGCACCTGCCAGATTGAGCGTGCAGCCAGTGAATCCCCGCATTTTATGCGTTTTCATGTTGCCTGCCCGCACTGCGGGGAGGAGCAGTATCTTAAATTTGGCGACAAAGAGACGCCGTTTGGCCTCAAATGGACGCCGGATGACCCCTCCAGCGTGTTTTATCTCTGCGAGCATAATGCCTGCGTCATCCGCCAGCAGGAGCTGGACTTTACTGATGCCCGTTATATCTGCGAAAAGACCGGGATCTGGACCCGTGATGGCATTCTCTGGTTTTCGTCATCCGGTGAAGAGATTGAGCCGCCGGACAGTGTGACCTTTCACATCTGGACGGCGTACAGCCCGTTCACCACCTGGGTGCAGATTGTCAAAGACTGGATGAAGACGAAAGGGGATACGGGAAAACGTAAAACCTTCGTGAACACCACGCTCGGTGAGACATGGGAAGCGAAAATTGGCGAACGTCCGGATGCTGAGGTGATGGCGGAGCGGAAAGAGCATTATTCAGCGCCCGTTCCTGACCGTGTGGCTTACCTGACCGCCGGTATCGACTCCCAGCTGGACCGCTACGAAATGCGCGTATGGGGATGGGGGCCGGGTGAGGAAAGCTGGCTGATTGACCGGCAGATTATTATGGGCCGCCACGACGATGAACAGACGCTGCTGCGTGTGGATGAGGCCATCAATAAAACCTATACCCGCCGGAATGGTGCAGAAATGTCGGTATCCCGTATCTGCTGGGATACTGGCGGGATTGACCCGACCATTGTGTATGAACGCTCGAAAAAGCATGGGCTGTTCCGGGTGATCCCCATTAAAGGGGCATCCGTCTACGGAAAGCCAGTGGCCAGCATGCCACGTAAGCGAAACAAAAACGGGGTTTACCTTACCGAAATCGGTACGGATACCGCGAAAGAGCAGATTTATAACCGCTTCACACTGACGCCGGAAGGGGATGAACCGCTTCCCGGTGCCGTTCACTTCCCGAATAACCCGGATATTTTTGATCTGACCGAAGCGCAGCAGCTGACTGCTGAAGAGCAGGTCGAAAAATGGGTGGATGGCAGGAAAAAAATACTGTGGGACAGCAAAAAGCGACGCAATGAGGCGCTCGACTGCTTCGTTTATGCGCTGGCGGCGCTGCGCATCAGTATTTCCCGCTGGCAGCTGGATCTCAGTGCACTGCTGGCGAGCCTGCAGGAAGAGGATGGTGCAGCAACCAACAAGAAAACACTGGCAGATTACGCCCGTGCCTTATCCGGAGAGGATGAATGACGCGACAGGAAGAACTTGCCGCTGCCCGTGCGGCACTGCATGACCTGATGACAGGAAAACGGGTGGCAACGGTACAGAAAGACGGACGGCGAGTGGAGTTTACGGCCACTTCCGTGTCTGACCTGAAAAAATACATTGCGGAGCTGGAAGTGCAGACCGGCATGACACAGCGACGCAGGGGACCTGCAGGATTTTATGTATGAAAACGTCCTCCATTCCCACCCTTCTGGGGCCGGACGGCATGACATCGCTGCGTGAATATGCCGGTTATCACGGCGGTGGCAGCGGATTTGGTGGGCAGTTGCGGGCGTGGAACCCACCGAGTGAAAGTGTGGATGCAGCCCTGTTGCCCAACTTTACCCGTGGCAATGCCCGCGCGGACGATCTGGTACGCAATAACGGCTATGCCGCCAACGCCATCCAGCTGCATCAGGATCATATCGTCGGGTCTTTTTTCCGGCTCAGTCATCGCCCAAGCTGGCGCTATCTGGGCATCGGGGAGGAAGAAGCCCGTGCCTTTTCCCGCGAGGTTGAAGCGGCATGGAAAGAGTTTGCCGAGGATGACTGCTGCTGCATTGACGTTGAGCGAAAACGCACGTTTACCATGATGATTCGGGAAGGTGTGGCCATGCACGCCTTTAACGGTGAACTGTTCGTTCAGGCCACCTGGGATACCAGTTCGTCGCGGCTTTTCCGGACACAGTTCCGGATGGTCAGCCCGAAGCGCATCAGCAACCCGAACAATACCGGCGACAGCCGGAACTGCCGTGCCGGTGTGCAGATTAATGACAGCGGTGCGGCGCTGGGATATTACGTCAGCGAGGACGGGTATCCTGGCTGGATGCCGCAGAAATGGACATGGATACCCCGTGAGTTACCCGGCGGGCGTGCCTCGTTCATTCACGTTTTTGAACCCGTGGAGGACGGGCAGACCCGCGGTGCAAATGTGTTTTACAGCGTGATGGAGCAGATGAAGATGCTCGACACGCTGCAGAACACGCAGCTGCAGAGCGCCATTGTGAAGGCGATGTATGCCGCCACCATTGAGAGTGAGCTGGATACGCAGTCAGCGATGGATTTTATTCTGGGCGCGAACAGTCAGGAGCAGCGGGAAAGGCTGACCGGCTGGATTGGTGAAATTGCCGCGTATTACGCCGCAGCACCGGTCCGTCTGGGAGGCGCAAAAGTGCCGCACCTGATGCCGGGGGACTCACTGAACCTGCAGACGGCTCAGGACACGGATAACGGCTACTCCGTGTTTGAACAGTCACTGTTGCGGTATATCGCTGCCGGGCTGGGTGTCTCGTATGAGCAGCTTTCCCGGAATTACGCCCAGATGAGCTACTCCACGGCACGGGCCAGTGCGAACGAGTCGTGGGCGTACTTTATGGGGCGGCGAAAATTCGTCGCATCCCGTCAGGCGAGCCAGATGTTTCTGTGCTGGCTGGAAGAGGCCATCGTTCGCCGCGTGGTGACGTTACCTTCAAAAGCGCGTTTCAGCTTTCAGGAAGCCCGCAGCGCCTGGGGGAACTGTGACTGGATAGGCTCCGGTCGTATGGCCATCGATGGTCTGAAAGAAGTACAGGAAGCGGTGATGCTGATAGAAGCCGGACTGAGTACCTACGAGAAAGAGTGCGCAAAACGCGGTGACGACTATCAGGAAATTTTTGCCCAGCAGGTCCGTGAAACGATGGAGCGCCGTGCAGCCGGTCTTAAACCGCCCGCCTGGGCGGCTGCGGCATTTGAATCCGGACTGCGACAATCAACAGAGGAGGAGAAGAGTGACAGCAGAGCTGCGTAATCTCCCGCATATTGCCAGCATGGCTTTTAATGAGCCGCTGATGCTTGAACCCGCCTATGCGCGGGTTTTCTTTTGTGCGCTTGCAGGCCAGCTTGGGATCAGTCGCCTGACGGATGCAGTATCCGGCGACAGCCTGACTGCCGGAGAGGCACCCGCGGCGCTGGCGTTATCCGGTGATGATGACGGACCACGACAGGCCCGCAGTTATCAGGTCATGAACGGCATCGCCGTGCTGCCGGTGTCCGGTACGCTGGTCAGCCGGACGCGGGCGCTGCAGCCGTATTCGGGAATGACCGGTTACAACGGCATTATCGCCCGTCTGCAACAGGCTGCCAGCGATCCGATGGTGGACGGCATTCTGCTCGATATGGACACACCGGGCGGGATGGTGGCGGGAGCATTTGACTGTGCTGACATCATCGCCCGTGTGCGTGACATAAAGCCGGTATGGGCGCTGGCCAACGACATGAACTGCAGTGCAGGTCAGCTGCTTGCCAGCGCCGCCTCCCGGCGTCTGGTCACGCAGACCGCCCGGACAGGCTCCATCGGCGTCATGATGGCTCACAGTAATTACGGCGCTGCGCTGGAGAAACAGGGCGTGGAAATCACGCTGATTTACAGCGGCAGCCATAAGGTGGATGGCAACCCCTACAGCCATCTACCGGGTGATGTCCGGGAGACACTGCAGTCCCGGATGGATGCAACCCGCCGGATGTTTGCGCAGAAGGTGTCGGCATATACCGGCCTGTCCGTGCAGGCTGTGCTGGATACCGAGGCTGCAGTGTACAGCGGTCAGGAGGCCATTGATGCCGGACTGGCTGATGAACTTGTCAACAGCACCGATGCGATCACCGTTATGCGTGATGCACTGGATGCACGTAAATCCCGTCTCTCAGGAGGGCGAATGACCAAAGAGACTCAATCAACAACTGTTTCAGCCACTGCTTCGCAGGCTGACGTTACTGACGTGGTGCAAGCGACGGAGGGCGAAAACGCCAGCGCGGCGCAGCCGGACGTGAACGCGCAGATCACCGCTGCGGTTGCGGCAGAAAACAGCCGCATTATGGGGATCCTCAACTGTGAGGAAGCTCACGGACGCGAAGAACAGGCACGTGTGCTGGCCGAAACCCCCGGTATGACCGTGGAAACGGCCCGCCGCATTCTGGCAGCTGCACCACAGAGTGCACAGGCGCGCAGTGACACTGCGCTGGATCGTCTGATGCAGGGGGCACCGGCACCACTGGCTGCAGGTAACCCGGCATCTGATGCCGTTAACGATTTGCTGAACACACCAGTGTAAGGGATGTTTATGACGAGCAAAGAAACCTTTACCCATTACCAGCCGCTGGGCAACAGTGACCCGGCACATACGGCAACCGCGCCCGGCGGATTGAGTGCGAAAGCGCCTGCAATGACCCCGCTGATGCTGGACACCTCCACCCGTAAGCTGGTTGCGTGGGATGGCACCACCGACGGTACTGCCGTTGGCATTCTGGCGGTTGATGCTGACCAGACCAGCACCACGCTGACGTTCTACAAGTCCGGCACGTTCCGTTATGAGGATGTGCTCTGGCCGGAGGCTGCCAGCGACGAGACGAAAAAACGGACCGCGTTTGCCGGAACGGCAATCAGCATCGTTTAACCTTACCCTTCATCACTAAAGGCCGCCTGTGCGGCTTTTTTTACGGGATTTTTTTATGTCGATGTACACAACCGCCCAGCTGCTGGCGGCAAATGAGCAGAAATTTAAGTTTGATCCGCTGTTTCTGCGTCTCTTTTTCCGTGAGAGCTATCCCTTCACCACGGAGAAAGTCTATCTCTCACAAATTCCGGGACTGGTAAACATGGCGCTGTACGTTTCGCCGATTGTTTCCGGTGAGGTTATCCGTTCCCGTGGCGGCTCCACCTCTGAATTTACGCCGGGATATGTCAAACCCAAGCACTTAGCATGGCTTTCTGAGGCTTTCGTGTAGTTGCTGGTTTTTACACTTAATCTTTTGATAATAAAGAATAAGTTTATCTGGCGCTTTCACTGAATTTTCCTCGTTATCTGTGTGTTGCAATCATCTCTGTATTGCAGCTTGTATTGCTTTTTGGGGCTAAAAATGGCTGACGAGAACAAACTGAGCGACAAAGCGCTTAAAGGATATCTGGGGAAACCCAGAGAAAAGCAGATCACCATTGCTGATGGAAAGGGGCTTTCTATTCGTGTGAGTACTAAAGGGGCTGTGAGCTTTGTTTTCTTCTACAGGTTAGCAGGTGGCCGGGCTGCTCCGGTCTGGCTAACGTTGGGTAAATATCCTGATATGTCACTCAAACAGGCAAGGGAAAAGCGCGACGAGTGCCGTGGTTGGTTGGCTGACAAACGTGATCCGCGTATCCAGATTAAGATTCAGGCTGAAGAACGCTTAAAGCCGGTCACAGTGGAGGATGCACTAAATTACTGGTATGAAAATTACTGTAAGGTGCGTCGTAAAACTCATGCTGTAACGCTTGGCAGATTTCGAAAGCATATCTTTCCCTATATCGGTCATTTGCCCGTAAATGACACTCACCTATATGAATGGCTGGACTGTTTTGACCGAATTAAACGTAATGCACCAGTTATGGCGGCGTATGTTTTTTCTGACACTAAATTAGCTCTTCGTTTTTGTCGGGTACGCCAGTACGCGACGTGTGATGCTTTAAAGGATTTGCGCATGAGTGATGTGGGGCAGATTGCAGGTAAGCGAGATCGGGTTCTGGATGAAGCCGAACTCGGCCAGCTCTGGAAGGCAATTTTTGTCGAGCCTGATTTAAAACTAATGTCTGAATACACGCGAAAAATGTTTGTGCTTTGTACAGTATTTGGATGTCGAATGAGTGAAGCCCGATTATCAGAATGGAGCGAATGGGATCTCGAAAGTTGGGTTTGGACTGTACCAAAAGATCACTCAAAAACTGGTGTTGAAATCGTCAGACCAGTACCTGAAATTCTACGACAGTGGGTAACGGATGTTCACGAAGAGACAAAACATACTGGTTATGTGCTGGGAAGTCTGCGAATTAGAGAAAGCGTAAGCAAGATTGGGGGGAAAATCGGTAAACGTTTGGGCCATGAAAAACAATGGTCACTACACGACCTTAGAAGAACGCTATCTACTCATCTAAGTGATCTCGGTGTTGAATTTTATGTAGTAGAACAACTGTTAGGCCATGCGCTACCTGGCGTGGCAGGTGTTTACAATCGGAGTAAGTTTATGGCTAAAAAACTGGATGCTCTGGAACTCTGGACTACATATCTCAATAGCATCGCAGGTGCTGATTCAAAAGTGACAATCCTCAAACAAAAGGCTGGTTAACATGAAAAAAATGGCAATTGTTGATAAAAAGGGTCTGGAGTACATTCCTAACATTGATCGTATGATCCGTGAGAAAGAATGTCGGGAGCTAACCACTCTTGCGAACAGCACACGCTGGAAGCTGGAGAAGGAAGGAAAATTTCCTAAGCGGATCAAGATTGGCGCTACTGCGGTAGCTTACCGTCTCTCCGAAGTTCAGGCATGGATTAGGGGGGAATGGCGGACATAAATGTTGTAGTAAATTGTTATATAAAAGGGTGTAAGCATGGCTACTCGAAAAAAAAATAGCGTAGAAATGAAAACTGTTTGTGAACTAATCATATCAAGAGATGATATGAAAGATAAAATTCAAGACAGAATTCAAAAAGGATTATTACTCCTACAGAAAAGCATAAATAACAATAGTGACTTGGAGCTGTTTAATGCTGATTACAGGAAATGGAGTGATTTTAATGCTGAGCTACTGAAGCGTAGTTTCACAAATGATGATTTCAAAGAAGAATATGAAGGTGGGGCATTTGGTGTTATTTCATTGTACGAGACTTCCTTGGGAGAAAAAATCAGTGAGGCTACGCGTAAACTCCAGAGTAAGATAAGAAAACTAGAGTCGATTATGGAGCGACTGGAGTTAATTCCTATATCTTCCAAAGTTGTTGAAGAAAATATTGAAGTACCTCAGAGTTCAGCGGTAAAAACCAAAAAGGTATTCATTGTTCATGGAAGAGATGAAATATCAAAAACCAACTTAGAAGTGTTTTTAAGAGAAATTGGCTTAGAACCTATTGTTCTCCATAGGCAAGCTGATGTAGGTCAGACAGTGATTGAGAAATTTGAAGCAAATAGTGATGTTGGTTTCGCATTCATTCTTCTCACACCTGATGAGATCGCTTATTTATTGCCGCAAGACTCTTTACCTGATAATGAAAGAGAAAAGGAGTTACGTGCACGACCAAATGTAATGTTTGAATTTGGTTATTTCGTAGGGAAATTAGGTCGTTCTAAGGTTTGTTGTCTATACACAGGTGATGTAGTGATTCCAAGTGATTTGAATGGTCTTATTTATAAAAAATTCAATTCTTCTATTGAAGAAGTAGCATATAGCATTATTAAAGACTTGCGAGCTACTGGTTACGCAGTTTAGTAAATTCTTTGAACTAAAAATCTGCATAGATATAGAGCCATTCGAGATAAATGGCTCTATATGAAATATTATCTGTTAAATTTTGACTTCATATCCGCGTTGCTGTAGTTCTTTGCGAATAATCCTTTTAATCCAGGCTGCTAAAGATTCGTCTCCATCTACTTGCTGTGCTTGCTCCATCAACTCCCTCAACTCAGGATCTAACCGAAACTGGAACGGAGGATTACCACGTCTTTGATTTTTGTGTGTTGACACGTCAATTACACCCGATGTAATGTGTTAATGTGTGATGACACATTACATACGTGTTTAGGAAAATGCAACGCCTCGACGTGCGGGAACACCATCGAGGCGTCTAACCAACCCGTTAAATGAGGTAACGATTATGGCTGGAACACAGCATACCCAAACTCACCCTAAATTTATATACACCTTTCTGGCACTACACCACGACCGCATGGCAGATGGAGCAACTACGGTACATGTAGCCGCTGACACGCTGGTTGATGCCCGCAAGATGGTTAAGGAGATGGGCTATACTGCGGCTTTCTGGAAAGGGCGTGAAGAAAACACGCTGTTTATTCAGAAATGCGAAAACAATTTCATCTGGCGTTTTATCGCCCTGAGCACCGCACAACCACGCGTAATACACATCGAGGCCGCCAGCGAACAGGAAGCCCGGCTGCAATCCCCAACTGGCTACGTGATGATATTCGCCGCCCGTATTCGTCAGGAGGTGTGCCATGAATGATCTTTATTTTAAAGTGCTGACACATGCTGAAAACGCGCTCGTTTGTGGCAAAAATATGCGAGAAATCTTATCAACCTGGCTTGATGGGACAACAAATGCGGAACACGATGAACGGGATGCTAATTTAGCTGGAGCGTTAATTACGTTACTTGATCCTGTCATCAAAGAGCTGGATGAAGCTATAAAAATACACGACCAGAGCTATACCGGAGAATAAAAAATGAAAAATAAATTTTCTGGCTTTATTGCCAGCGGTCAAACTCATTCAAAAATCAGCCTTGGGGATATTTTCAAAGACAGCTATGGCTATCGGGTAAAGATTATTTCGGTTGATGATCGTCGTGTCTCTTATTTGCGTGATGGTTATGATTTTGAATGTGTTATGCCGCGTCAGCAGTTCGAAAGAGATTTCATTCTGGTAAAAAATTGCAAGACAGATAATCAGAGGCGTGCCGCAGGCTATATCCGTAAAATTCGGGCAATGTTAGTTGCCGGAGGTAACAAATGAAACGTGCTCCGAACTTAAAATACCAACCGCGCGACAAAATGACGGAAGTCATCATTTTTGCTGGCAGTGATGCCTGGAGCCATGCAAAAGAATGGAATGAATGGGCAGGTAAGCATATTGCAGCAGATGATACACCACCAGTCATTCTGGGTACGGAACAACTGGAAAACCTGGATGATATGCAAATTATCGATGAAGGCCGTCATTATGTGCGTGTTTATCGTGCCGGAAAGATTGCAGAGAAAAGTCTGACGAAGGTTGCGACATTACTTGCTATTGCAGGCGTAAAGGAAGCACGTTGTTACCGTAGCTTTGTTGATCGAGAGCCTGAAGACTGGACTCCGCGCCTTGTCGGCCTAAAAGCTGAAGCGGAGCATGGGGAAAGTCTGGTGATTGAACTGCCAGTGAAGAAGGCAGAGCGCAAAAATGACGAGCGTGCTTCATCTTTGGCGTTGAATCAGATGGGGGCCAGCCAGCGCGGTGAAGTTCTCCTTGCACATTACGGCGGCGAACTGGCAATCAATGCCGACTCTGACACCGTTCATCATTACAACGGCGTTGTATGGGAGCCGGTTCAGGATAAAGAGTTACAGCGTGCTATGGCGCAGATTTTCATTGATGCGGAGATCAGCTATTCGCAGAACGCTATTAAATCGGCGGTAGATACCATGAAGTTAAGTTTGCCTGTAATGGGGAATACAGCCCGTAACCTGATTGGATTCAGTAACGGGGTATTTGATACCAGAACTGGTAATTTTCGGGAGCATAACAAAAACGACTGGTTGTTAATTGCCAGTGAATTACCTTTCAGCCCACCAGCAGAGGGGGAAACGCTGGCAACACATGCGCCGAATTTCTGGAAGTGGTTGCGCCGTTCGGTGGCTGAGAATGACCGCAAGGCAGATCGCGTACTGGCGGCATTATTCATGGTGCTGGCGAACCGGTACGACTGGCAGTTATTCATTGAGGTAACAGGGCCGGGGGGAAGTGGTAAAAGTGTGATGGCGGAGATTTGCACCATGCTGGCGGGTAAGGCTAATACAGTATCAGCAAGCATGAAGGCGCTGGAAGATGCAAGGGAACGTGCGTTAGTGGTTGGCTTTTCGCTGATTATCATGCCGGATATGACCCGCTACGCTGGTGATGGGGCAGGGATTAAGGCCATTACAGGCGGTGACAAGGTGGCAATTGACCCGAAACACAAAGCCCCCTATTCAACGCGTATTCCGGCAGTAGTGCTGGCGGTTAACAATAACGCCATGTCATTCAGTGACCGCAGCGGGGGGATCTCACGTCGTCGGGTGATATTCAATTTTTCGGAAGTTGTACCGGAGAACGAACGCGATTCGATGCTGGCGGAAAAAATAGAAGGTGAGCTGGCGGTAGTGATTCGCCATCTGCTTACACGGTTTGCTGATCAGGACGAAGCCAGACGCCTGTTATATGAGCAGCAGAAATCTGAAGAAGCACTGGCGATAAAGCGAGAGGGGGATTCGCTGGTGGACTTCTGCGGCTATCTCATGGCATCGGTAATGTGTGATGGCCTGTTAGTGGGTAATGCTGAAATTGTGCCATTCAGCCCACGCAGGTATCTCTATCATGCCTATCTGGCTTATATGAGGGCACATGGGTTTGGTAAACCTGTAACACTGACGCGCTTCGGTAAAGATATGCCGGGGGCAATGGCGGAATATGGCAGGGAGTATATGAAACGGAAAACGAAGCACGGTTTGCGTTCAAACGTGACACTGACGGAGGAATCAGAAGACTGGATGCCATCATGTGTATCGGTCACTAATGACGATAGCAAAAATTAAACTTATGGAATAACTGTTCACCACTGTTCACCCTGTCATAAATATCTTTTATATCAGTATATTATAGGGTGAACAGTTATTTATGAACTGTTCACCAAACTATTCACTGTTCACCTTTTTGATTGTTTATTGAGCTTCAAGGGTGAACAGTGGTGAACAGTTGGTGAATAGTTTTTGTGAAACTGTTCACCCATTAACATTATGAATTAAAAGAGAAAATATCAAAAGGTGAACAGGTGAAGGGTTAAAACGCAAAAATTTTAATTTACTGCTGTGAGATAAAGCCTATGACAGCGAAGCACACAAAAAAATCACAATCGCACGCCCTTGATTTGACGGAACACTGGTTAAGGGTGTCGATAAAAATCATCGACCGCAACGCCGGGGAAGGATACGCGAAAGCACATCCCGAACTGATTAGCGCATTCATGACAACGGCGGCTGCAAACTTTGCCACTCTGACCGAACGGGAGATTGCTGAAGCGGAGGAAGTGACAACAATCAATATTAAGTCCGGAGAGCAGGCAGCATGACGGCGCAAATATCAGTTTACGGGCGGTTGGTGGACGACCCGCAGACAAAACAGACCAGCAAGGGCACCCCCATGACGCTGGCGCGTATGGCGGTATCACTGCCCTGCAGTCAGTCGGATGACGGTCAGGCGACGATGTGGTTATCTGTCCTGGCGTTTGGCAGACAAGCCGACGCGCTGGCAAAGCATCACAAAGGCGAACTCCTGAGCGTGGCGGGTAATATGCAGGTGAGCCAGTGGACTGGACAGAACGGTGAAACGCGGCAGGGCTGGCAGGTTATCGCAGACAGCGTAATCAGTGCGCGAACGGTGCGACCGGGCGGCAAAAAAGGTCAACAGGGTCAGGCTACTGACGCACTGAACAGAGCAAAACAACAGGCAGATCAGCAAGGAAGCCATCCACCAGTGGGAGATAATGAACAATGGGGAGATGATATTCCGTTTTAAATATTGCCAATAAAAAAGGCCGGAAAAAAATAAATTTTCCGGCATGCTACATAAATCCCGACCAAAGGGAGTGAAGATATTAACACTAATTATCCGCGCTGAAGTTGTTATCCCAAAACTTTATACAACATTGCACTCGGTTGCATGTATTCGCATGACAAATATCGGTGATAGCATATATCCACAATTATTTTTAATGAATGCAAAGAGGATGCGTATGGTTGATTTATATTCGCCTACCCAGCTTGTACAGGTGGTTAATGCTGTAGATGTACAAAAACAACTAAATGCGTTGTTTACCAGTTTGTTTTTTACTCGCTCGGTAATGTTTGAATCGCGCGATATTATTCTTGATACAATCGACGATCCAAATATCCCAATTGCAGCGTTTTGTTCTCCTATGGTGGGTAGTAAAGTTTCACGTGACGAAGGGTACGAATCAAAAACAATTCGTCCAGGCTATATGAAGCCGAAAAGCAGCATTGATCCAAATAAGTTAGCTGTGCGCCCTGCTGGTGTATCACCTGAGCAATACAATGCTTTTGGAGCGCGTAATATTAAAGTTAAACAGGCGATTGTAAATCAGGCTAAAGCTATTCGTACACGTATTGAATGGCTTGCCGTTCAGGCAATCACAACGGGGAAAAATATCATTGAGGGCGATGGTATTGAACGTTATGAGCTGGACTGGAATATTAAACCACAAAATATCATCACTCAGTCTGGCGGTGCTGAGTGGTCAGGTAAGGATAAAGAAACTTTTGATCCAAATGATGATATTGAGAGCTACGCAGAATTTAGTGAGGGCGTCACTAATATCATCATTATGGGCGGTAATGTATGGAAGAAATACCGTTCATTCAGAGCGATAAAAGAGGCTTTGGATACCCGTCGTGGTTCTAATTCCGAACTGGAAACGGCTCTTAAAGACCTTGGTGATTCGGTGAGTTTTAAAGGGTATATGGGCGATGTTGCGATTGTTGTATACAGCGGGCGTTATACCGACGAGGACGGAACTGAAAAACATTTCCTTGATCCTGATTTGATGGTGCTTGGCAATACGGCTCTTCAGGGGATTGTCGCCTATGGCGGTATTCAGGATCCGGAGCTAATCCGAATGGGGCTGACTAAAGCCGAACTTGCACCGAAAAACTATATTGTGCCTGGTGATCCGGCTATTGAATATGTGCAGACACATTCAGCACCACAGCCAATACCGGCCCGCATCAATCGTTTTGTTACCGTTCGCATTGGCTAAGGGGGAGCAATGGCTACTCATTACACTGAACTCATGGCTGGCACTGAAGCACTGGTGACTACGCTGGGGATATTTTCAGCTAATAAAGGGGTAATTCCTGCATTTACGCCACTGATGCAGGAAGATGCAACAGGTGCACTGGTGGTATGGGATGGTTCGAGCGTAGGTAAAGCGGTTTATGTTTCCGCTGTACAAATCGACACCGCGAAAAAAACACAGGCTCAGGTCTATAAGACAGGTGTCTTAAATGTTGATGCTCTGAACTGGCCTGAGTCTGTAAAAGAACTGTCAGTAAAGATTGCAGCGTTTGTTGGCTCAGGTATTTCTGTTCAGCCGCTGGCTCGTGTGTAAAGGGGGATACAATGCAGAATGATTACAATGACCTTAAGCCAATTGCCGAAATGATGTACCCGAATCCAGCTGTAGAGGAATTAAAAGCTATCGCTGACAAAATGTGTTTAAGCGAGCGCCTTGTTGATATGAATCAGGTGATGGAAATTACAACCCTGAGTCGGCGTACACTGCTAAACCTTGAGGCTAGTGGAGAGTTCCCGGAGCGTGTGCAGGTTACGGAAGGGCGTAAGGCCTGGTATTTAAGTGAAGTGATCGACTGGATAAATAATATTCCTCGCGCTTCTGAATATTGCCGCGTACCTGTCCCAAAAAAGCCAGATGCGGCGCTATGCCTCAAGATTGAGCGTGTACGCCGCAATGCACGGGATGGTCGCTATAAGCTGATTGGTTGATGAAATTAGGGCCCGCTCTGGCTGGCGGGTCCTTTCCGGCGATCTGACAGGCTACGGGGCGTCAGGCGCGCGGGTTTTCGCTATTTATGAGCATTTTAAGGGGACTGGTGGTGGTTTTGTTGTTCGCTATATCTGTATGAATAATAAGAGAAAAATACAATCAATACACCAACCTGAAACAGTAATTAAGTTGTGGTATCAATGAAATTACACCTGATGAACAAAAAAAACATGGCAAAAAGTTGCCGTGTAAGCGCCACTGCGTTCGATAAGTGGGGAGTGATTCCCGTCGAGCGTAAGGGCCGTGAGGCGTTCTATGATGTTGCCAGTGTAATAGATAATCGGGTTAACAATGCAATCAGCCAGATTACAAACGAAACGGGCGATATTGATGACGATGAACTTTTACGCGTCAGGATCAGATTACTGACAGCACAGGCAGAGGCGCAGGAGCTTAAAAACGAGCGCGAACGCGGCGACGTTATTGATACAGAGTTTTGTATGTATGTTCTTTCCAAACTGGCGAGTCAGATTTCATCTATCATGGACAGCCTGCCGCTTACCATGCAAAGGCGCTTCCCACAGATGACTCCGGCTATGCTGGATGGACTTAAAAAGGAAGTGGCTAAAGCCTGTAATGCCAGTGCCGGCGTTGCTGACAACCTCCCACAGATACTGGCTGATTATCTGATGGAAAGTACAGGAAACGTACCGGATAAGTTGCAGCTGAATAAGGATAAGTAACGTAGTACGCTATGACTGAATCCGAACTACTGAAAGTAATCTGCCATGCTGGTGGAGTCAGCCACCAGCATGACGAACAGACCACGCAGCCGGGCAGTGTCACCGCTGAAAATTACGCTCGTGTGGTTGCTGAGGTTATGTGGCGTGACGGTATAGAACTGAACGGACAGGATTGCTTAGTCATCCGCACCAAAGTGCTGGCTATACTGGCAGCTAGGCGGAGGCAGGGACAACGCCAGAACGTTGCATCGTACCAGTGGAAGAAGCCTGACAGACTGCGGCGATAACTCTTTGATTTTCTCGACGGCCCCAAAATGGGCCTTACCATAGCCAGCTAATAAATGAGCAAGCCTCAAAAGTGAGGTTTGTGGCCGTTTGGCCTATTCATATGCTAACTCGTTGATATTCCTGACGACGCAAATTTACGCCTTGTGGCTGGTAGTCGAATTGCAAATTTGCAACTCAACTATGAAACTACAGGTAGTTTGGGTAGTAAAAGCAACACACTGATTTTGGGGCTTCTTCGCGATACCTAATATTATGGTATCGGTGGAAGAGATATCGTTTCTCATAGGTTAGCACCGAGGGCGGAGTTCCGCCCTCATCGAAAAATTGCTTACGAGTCGTCAAAATAAATTAATCGACTGAGTATAATGATTAACTAATTGCTCGTGTTACTTCATTATACGTTATTTCCCATCTTTAAGGTTTAACCAAGTGTTAATTAAAAAAAGAGCCATTGAGCCTGATAAATTTACTGCAAGTTCGGCATGCCTTGGGGATGGCTTAATTGATGAGCTGTTCGTTCCATGTGCATCACCGAGTTTATTACGAAGAGTACCTAACCCATTTACAACTGCAGAACAACCGCCGAGAATTTGTTTGAAGATATTTTCAGTATGTTGGTCGGCAGATAGGTTAAGTTCTTTTGAAAGAGTTTTATAAAGCTCTGACATTTCAATATTTTTATTATTATACTGAATGCCCATATCATCAAGAATGTGTTTGCAAACTGTTTCAAGAAGTGTTCTTGCGGAGGTTATCGCACCATCCGGATCTGTATGGCGCCGTTCAAGTGCTTTTATCCAAACGGCGTGGACTCCATCCTCGTTAAACTTTCTTAATACATCAGATATGTCTTCATCCGCTGGAGCTTTATTTTTCCCTTCTAGATAATCCAGCATCGGCTGAAATGCCTTATAAATCAAATCTCTCCGGGGGGCATACTTTTCAGTCTTTTTTATAAATCCCCAAAATTCTTTTAGTGAGCGATTAGTTCTCACAAACTCTGGTAATAGCTGATGTAAAGGAGGATTTTGTAAGAAATATGTTCTTAGAAGCAAATAATCATTATTAGCTTCATCCTGGGCTCCTGTAGCTCTTGCAATTAGTATGTTTTGAAGCGCTACTGCGCGCTCTAGGTCATTTTGAAGGGTATCTATAATATTCATAACAAATCTTTATTCACTTCATTTGTGGGTTGATAATTGAATGGTTTGTACATTGATTTCTGTGTATTGCAGTGTGTATTGCAACATAGCCATTCAGGTAGAGATTATGCTCTATTTTTCCTCTTATATCATTCACATACTTACACCATTGACTCATGTAACCCAAGCATGAGGTGAATCCGCAGATGACCCTGCGTCGCCTGCCGGATGAAGATCCGCAGAATCTGGCGGACCCGGCTTACCGCCGCCGTCGCATCATCATGCAGAACATGCGAGACGAAGAGCTGGCCATTGCTCAGGTCGAAGAGATGCAGGCAGTTTCTGCTGTGCTTAAGGGCAAATACACCATGACCGGTGAAGCCTTCGATCCGGTTGAGGTGGATATGGGCCGCAGTGCGGCGAACAACATCACACAGTCCGGTGGTACGGAGTGGAGCAAGCGTGACAAGTCCACGTATGACCCGACCGACGATATCGAAGCCTATGCGCTGAACGCCAGCGGCGTGGTGAATATCATCGTGTTTGATCCGAAAGGCTGGGCGCTGTTCCGTTCCTTCAAAGCCGTCAAGGAGAAGCTGGATACCCGTCGCGGCTCTCATTCCGAGCTGGAGACAGCGGTAAAAGACCTGGGCGAAGCGGTGTCCTATAAGGGGATGTATGGCGATACGGCGATCGTCGTGTATTCCGGACAGTACGTGGAAAACGACGTCAAAAAGAACTTCCTGCCGGACAACACGATGGTGCTGGGGAACACTCAGGCACGCGGTCTGCGCACCTATGGCTGCATTCAGGATGCGGACGCACAGCGCGAAGGTATTAACGCCTCTGCCCGCTACCCGAAAAACTGGGTGACCACCGGCGATCCGGCGCGTGAGTTCACCATGATTCAGTCAGCACCGCTGATGCTGCTGGCTGATCCTGATGCGTTCGTGTCCGTACAACTGGCGTAATCATGGCCCTTCGGGGCCATTTTCTCTCTGTGGAGGAGTCCATGACGAAAGATGAACTGATTGCCCGTCTTCAGGTGCTGGGTGAGCAACTGAACCGTGATGTCAGCCTGACGGGGACGAAAGAAGAACTGGTGCTCCGTGTGGCAGAGCTGGAAGAGGAGCTTGATGACACGGATGACGCTGCCGGTCAGGACACATCTGTCAGCCCGGAAAATGCGCTGACCGGACATGAAAATGAGGTGGTATCAGCGCAGCCGGATACCGTGATTGATACGGCTGCTCTGGTCACGGTCGTGGCACTGGTGACGCTGCATACTGATGCACTTCACGCCACGCGGGATGAGCCTGTGGCATTTGTGCTGCCGGGAACGGCGTTTCGTGTCTCTGCCGGTGTGGCAGCCGAAATGACAGAACATGGCCTGGCCAGAATGCAATAACGGGAGGCGCTGTGGCTGATTCCGATAACCTGTTCGATGCTGCCATTGCCCGCGCCGATGAAACGATACGCGGGTACATGGGAACGTCAGCCACCATGACATCCGGTGAGCTGTCCGGTGCTGTGATACGTGGTGTTTTTGATGACCCTGAAAATATCAGCTATGCCGGACAGGGGGTGCGCGTTGAAGGCTCCAGCCCGTCCCTGTTTGTCCGGACTGATGATGTGCGGCAGCTGCGGCGTGGAGACACACTGACCATCGGCGAGGAAAACTTCTGGGTGGACCGGATTTCGCCGGATGATGGCGGAAGCTGTCATCTCTGGCTTGGGCGTGGCGTGCCGCCTGCCGTTAACCGTCGCCGCTGAAAGGGGGATGTATGGCCATAAAAGGTCTTGAGCAGGCCGTTGAAAACCTCAGCCGTATCAGCAAAACGGCGGTGCCTGGTGCCGCCGCAATGGCCATTAACCGCGTTGCGTCATCCGCGATATCGCAGTCTGCGTCACAGGTTGCCCGTGAGACAAAGGTACGCCGGAAACTGGTAAAGGAAAGGGCCAGGCTGAAAAGGGCCACGGTCAAAAATCCGCAGGCCAGAATCAGGGTTAACCGGGGGGATTTGCCCGTAATCAAGCTGGGTAACGCGCGGGTTGTCCTTTCCCGCCGCAGACGTCGTAAAAAGGGGCAGCGTTCATCCCTGAAAGGTGGCGGCAGCGTGCTTGTGGTGGGAAACCGTCGTATTCCCGGCGCGTTTATTCAGCAACTGAAAAATGGCCGGTGGCATGTCATGCAGCGTGTGGCCGGGAAAAACCGTTACCCCATTGATGTGGTGAAAATCCCGATGGCGGTGCCGCTGACCACGGCGTTTAAACAGAATATTGAACGGATACGGCGTGAACGTCTTCCGAAAGAGCTGGGCTATGCGCTGCAGCATCAACTGAGAATGGTAATAAAGCGATGAAACATACTGAACTCCGTGCAGCCGTACTGGATGCACTGGAGAAGCATGACACCGGGGCGACGTTTTTTGATGGTCGCCCCGCTGTTTTTGATGAGGCGGATTTTCCGGCAGTTGCCGTTTATCTCACCGGCGCTGAATACACGGGCGAAGAGCTGGACAGCGATACATGGCAGGCGGAGCTGCATATTGAAGTTTTCCTGCCTGCTCAGGTGCCGGATTCAGAGCTGGATGCGTGGATGGAGTCCCGGATTTATCCGGTGATGAGTGATATCCCGGCACTGTCAGATTTGATCACCAGTATGGTGGCCAGCGGCTATGACTACCGGCGCGACGATGATGCGGGCCTGTGGAGTTCAGCCGATCTGACTTATGTCATTACCTATGAAATGTGAGGACGCTATGCCTGTACCAAATCCTGTAATGCCGGTGAAAGGTGCCGGGACCACCCTGTGGGTTTATAAGGGAAGCGGTGACCCTTATGCGAATCCGCTTTCAGACGTTGACTGGTCGCGTCTGGCAAAAGTTAAAGACCTGACGCCCGGCGAACTGACCGCTGAGTCCTATGACGACAGCTATCTCGATGATGAAGATGCAGACTGGACTGCGACCGGGCAGGGGCAGAAATCTGCCGGAGATACCAGCTTCACGCTGGCGTGGATGCCCGGAGAGCAGGGGCAGCAGGCGCTGCTGGCGTGGTTTAATGAAGGGGATACCCGAGCCTATAAAATCCGCTTCCCGAACGGCACGGTCGATGTGTTCCGCGGCTGGGTCAGCAGTATCGGTAAGGCGGTGACGGCGAAGGAAGTGATCACCCGCACGGTGAAAGTCACCAACGTGGGCCGTCCGTCGATGGCAGAAGATCGCAGCACGGTGACGGCGACAACCGGCATGACTGTGACGCCTGCCAGCACCTCGGTGGTGAAAGGGCAGAGCACCACGCTGACCGTGGCATTCCAGCCGGAAGGCGCAACCGACAAGAGCTTCCGTGCGGTGTCTGCGGATAAAACAAAAGCCACCGTGTCGGTCAGTGGTATGACCATCACCGTGAAAGGTGTTGCTGCAGGCAAGGTCAACATTCCGGTCGTATCCGGTAATGGTGAACTTGCTGCGGTTGCAGAAATCACCGTCACCGCCAGTTAATCCGGGGAGTCAGCGATGTTCCTGAAAACCGAATCATTTGAACATAACGGTGTGACCGTCACGCTTTCTGAACTGTCAGCCCTGCAGCGAATTGAGCATCTCGCCCTGATGAAACGGCAGGCAGAACAGGCGGAGTCAGACAGCAACCGGAAGTTTACTGTGGAAGACGCCATCAGAACCGGCGCGTTTCTGGTGGCGATGTCCCTGTGGCATAACCATCCGCAGAAGACGCAGATGCCGTCCATGAATGAAGCCGTTAAACAGATTGAGCAGGAAGTGCTTACCACCTGGCCCACGGAGGCAATTTCTCATGCTGAAAACGTGGTGTACCGGCTGTCTGGTATGTATGAGTTTGTTGTGAATAATGCCCCTGAACAGACAGAGGACGCCGGGCCCGCAGAGCCTGTTTCTGCGGGAAAGTGTTCGACGGTGAGCTGAGTTTTGCCCTGAAACTGGCGCGAGAGATGGGGCGACCCGACTGGCGTGCCATGCTTGCCGGGATGTCATCCACGGAGTATGCCGACTGGCACCGCTTTTACAGTACCCATTATTTTCATGATGTTCTGCTGGATATGCACTTTTCCGGGCTGACGTACACCGTGCTCAGCCTGTTTTTCAGCGATCCGGATATGCATCCGCTGGATTTCAGTCTGCTGAACCGGCGTGAGGCTGACGAAGAGCCTGAAGATGATGTGCTGATGCAGAAAGCGGCAGGGCTTGCCGGAGGCGTCCGCTTTGGCCCGGACGGGAATGAAGTTATCCCCGCTTCCCCGGATGTGGCGGACATGACGGAGGATGACGTAATGCTGATGACAGTATCAGAAGGGATCGCAGGAGGAGTCCGGTATGGCTGAACCGGTAGGCGATCTGGTCGTTGATTTAAGTCTGGATGCGGCCAGATTTGACGAGCAGATGGCCAGAGTCAGGCGTCATTTTTCCGGTACGGAAACTGATGCGAAAAAAACAGCGGCAGTCGTTGAACAGTCGCTGAGCCGACAGGCGCTGGCTGCACAGAAAGCGGGGATTTCCGTCGGGCAGTATAAAGCCGCCATGCGTATGCTGCCTGCACAGTTCACCGACGTGGCCACGCAGCTTGCAGGCGGGCAAAGCCCGTGGCTGATCCTGCTGCAACAGGGGGGTCAGGTTAAGGACTCCTTCGGCGGGATGATCCCCATGTTCAGGGGGCTTGCCGGTGCGATCACCCTGCCGATGGTGGGGGCCACCTCGCTGGCGGTGGCGACCGGTGCGCTGGCGTATGCCTGGTATCAGGGCAACTCAACCCTGTCCGATTTCAACAAAACGCTGGTCCTTTCCGGCAATCAGGCGGGACTGACGGCAGATCGTATGCTGGTCCTGTCCAGAGCCGGGCAGGCGGCAGGGCTGACGTTTAACCAGACCAGCGAGTCACTGACGGCGCTGGTGAATGCCGGTGTGCGTGGTGGTGAGCAGTTTGAGGCGATCAGCCAGAGTGTGGCGCGTTTCTCCTCTGCATCCGGCGTGGAGGTGGACAAGGTCGCTGAAGCCTTCGGGAAGCTGACCACAGACCCGACGTCGGGACTGACAGCGATGGCACGTCAGTTCCATAACGTGACGGCGGAGCAGATTGCGTATGTTGCTCAGTTGCAGCGTTCCGGAGATGAAGCCGGGGCATTGCAGGCGGCGAACGAGGCCGCAACGAAAGGGTTTGATGACCAGACCCGCCGCCTGAAAGAGAACATGGGCACGCTGGAGACCTGGGCAGACAGGACAGCACGGGCATTCAAATCCATGTGGGATTCGGTGCTGGATATTGGTCGCCCGGACACTGCCCAGGGAATGCTGGAGAAAGCAGAAAAGGCTTTTGATGAGGCGGACAAAAAATGGCAGTGGTATCAGAGCCGGAGCCACCGGCGCGGTAAAACCTCAGCATTTCTTGCCAATCTCCGGGGAGCATGGGAGGACAGAGCGAATGCGCAACTTGGGCTTTCAGCCGCCACGTTGCAGGCCGATCTTGAAAAGGCCAGAGAGATGGCAGCAAAGGACTGGGCCGAGTCTGAGGCATCACGGCTGAAATATACCGAAGAGGCGCAGAAGGCTTACGAACGGCTGCAGACGCCGCTGGAGAAATATACCGCCCGTCAGGAAGAACTGAACAAGGCACTGAAAGACGGGAAAATCCTGCAGGCGGATTACAACACGCTGATGGCGGCGGCGAAAAAGGATTATGAAGCGACGCTGAAAAAGCCGAAACAGTCCGGCGTGAAGGTGTCTGCGGGCGATCGTCAGGAAGACAGTGCTCA